GGATACGTATATCCATTTACTTCATCAGGTCATCCTGTAACCGTATCAACAATTTACGAAAAAATTGACCCCGCTGGCGGTCCTCCTAATGGTTTTGGAACTATTTGGACGACAAGTTCTGGTGGTGAAGGACCATACACTGGTGATGGACCTAATAAAGGTTTTAAAGCACCAACTAGTGGTTATACTGATAATTCCAGCATTACTTTCAGTGGTAGTTCTACTCAAACACCTTCAGTTACAACAACTTATACATTGAGCACGGGCGGATCTATTACAGTAACAGTATTGGTTCCTCCAACACTTGTTATTAGTGCTACTGGTCTTAATGCAAGCAATACTGTTGTTGCTGGTCAGCAATTTACGATTACTTGGTACACCACAGGAACAACACCTGGAGTTACTTGGACTGCTGGACCTATTACCAATGGTCTCAATACTAGTAGTGAAACATTTACTGCTGCAGATACTATTACTTTTACTGGATATGCACGAGATGGAGGTGCTGGTGCATCACCATCTACAACTTTAACTGTACGAGTTGTACAAATTCCAACATTTGAATGGAGTGTTCCAGAGCAATTAGATTATGGTGATGATCTCTTTGTTGGTTTTGAATCAGAGTATTGCAATATCAGTATTAATATTACACCAACATACATATACGCTGATGGTACTACAACAGTAGGTACTGCATTAACATATGGTCCTGCTGAAAGTGCTGAGATAGGTGGTACAACTGCATTTGATGTAGAATCTACACAAATTCCAGTTCCATATAATTCACAAGGACCTGAGCAGGTTCAACTAGTAGCAGTAGCAACTGGTGAGGGGGGTAGTCAAAGCTTTAGCGCACTTATCCCTGTTAATATTGATAGAACACCTGATGGTATTGTTATTGAAGAAAAGGAAGGTGCTTTCAAAGATCAGGAACCAGTATTCTCTCCAGATATTGTACCTGAGGAGGTTGTTGAATCACAATTGTATGAAATTGATGGAATTGATGTTCCAGTAAAGGTTAAATCAAATTATCCAATCCAGATTCAAATCAATCAAGACGGCGACTGGGATAATGTGGAACAGATCTAAATAGTAAGACTGGAGATATTATCTAAACGGAATGACATATTCTTTTTCAAACACACCAGTATATGTTTCTGAGGGTGATTACGTTCAGTTTAGATTTAAGGCACCCTCAGATTGGGATGCTACCCTTACAGTTACTATTCAACTTGGTGATTTAGTACAGTATTGGTTAATCACAACTGTACCTGAAGACTTTGTACCAGATCCATTTCCTCTTCAAGAAGTTGATCCAGCTGAACTGGATACACTATACACATATGGAGATGGATCTCGTCCTGGTGAGTCAATTATTACTGTCACTGGTTTAACACCAACAACACAAGCAGCAGTTGCGTTAGGTTCTACAATTTCTGGTGATATTACGTATTACGCCATGCGTATCGATTATAATGGCGATGGAAATTGGGGTAGATTAGATGAATCAAACAATCCAATGCCTGCATATGGTGTTGCCGCTGATGACTATTGGATCCAAGGAACAGGAGGTGAAGTTGTACAAAATGGTTCACGAATTCAAATTCGAGGAAGGACACAAGATTTCAATAACCAAACTACAGATATCACACTGGTAATCGGAAGATCTAATGAGATTTGGAGACTTACTACCAAGACACAACCATTAAACATTCCAGAACCATTTCCAAACTTCGAAAATTTAACTGGTTTGGATCTTGAAGAAGTTGCATATTCTGAGATCATTAGAATTCAAGGTTTGAATGAGCCAGCACTACTCTCACTGGACAATGGTGGTGAGTGGGCAGTATCATCTACTAATAGTACAACTACAAATGGTGATGGATATGAGGTTCTTGATGGTGTAACATTCTCATCTTCATCAGGAACAGTTAATAATGGAGATTACTTACAGTTAAAATTACAGGCATTAAATGTTCCTCTCACTCCCAATGAAACTAACCTGACAATTGGTGATGGTGTTGGTCTTTCTAGTTGGATTGTGGAGACAGGTAATCCACCATCTACAGGAGTAAATGCATGGTCATTTGATGATCTAAATGGTGTTATTGAAGATGCACTTATTCCATCTAATAAAATGCCCCCTGGTGGCATTACTGGATTAGGTCCTGGTGTTTCTGTCCCAGTTACTGTCATTGCAGCAAACACTACTGCTACTGAAACCAAGATTAAGATTAATAATGGATCTGTTGGTGTGTTCCCTGTTAATGTTTCAAATGGTGATCAGATTACCATCTATGCTAAATCAGATCCTGATTTTGGTCAACCACGTACTATGCAAATTCAGGTTGGTGATACGCAAATTTCAACATGGACAATCATTACTAGTAGCGGACCAGATTATGATGCTGTCTTTACACCACCAAGTGATAAGTTCGGTCAAGTTCCTGAAACATATATCACGAGTTCGCCTGTTACAATAACTGATATCAATAGACCTATCACTATCACTGCATCAAACGGTGCATTGATCTCTATTGATTTTGATACACCAGTTGAAGGTCCTAGGATCTTTGATCCAGCAATCAATACTTCATTTACTTTAACTGTGCTATCCGCAGATCAACTAGGAACACAAGAATTTACTGATGTTGTAGTTGGTACTGAAGCTTCTAATGTTGGTAATGTGTCTTTTAGATGGACGGTAGAAACATATGCTGTAGCACCACCACCAGCAGCGAATCTAGGGGTGTGGTATAGTAATAAAGTTAAGAAGTTTGATGGATACTCTGTAGGAACTATTTGTGCTATTCTAAAAGAGAATGTTATTGTTGGTTATGGTGATTTGGATGGTGATCTGAACTCTAGATATCCTGGATTTATATCATGTGATGGTAGAGAACTAGACGCATCATTATACAGAGAACTATATGAGGTTATTGGAACTGAGTATGGTGGTAGTGTCAGTGAAACATTTGATGCATATGGAGCACCAGTATATACTGGCACTTTCAATGTTCCTGATTACAGAAACAGAAAACTTGCTGGCACTGGATTTGTTGATTCATCCCGTGGAAACTCTGCATTTTTACCTGTATCTACGCCTGGCAAAGGTATTTTCGATGTTGGTGCAGAGGGAGGATATTGGTACTTTGATACTGTAGATGCTGCAGGATCATTACCACTAGAGCAAATTGAAGGCAGCGGACAAACAGGTCTGCAGAGTCAATTCTTCTCTCTTGGTACTGTAAGACTAGAAGGATTGGAAACTATTGTAGATAATATAACATTTACTATTACTGGTGCTGTCACTGCACTAGTTGGACCTCTTGGTGAGGCATCTGTAAGAGTTCCTGAACACGAACACTTATATCTTAGTGCTGTTATAGACGGTGATGGTGGAGATCCTCTAATTCCATTTAATAGATCTCCTGGTTCATCACCTAGAGGTATGATGGGTCTTGGTGGTGAGACTGGTGGTATTCAGGGTATTGCAGAATATGAACCTGCGGCAGAAGTTCCATGGTCTCAAGATGCTGTAGTTAGTTTATGGGAACAATTCTTAGGAAATGAATTTCCTGAGGAACTTGAACGATATTATTCTTCTGATTCTTGGGATGGACTTAATCAGTGGATTATCGATAATCTACCAACCAACCAGACCCCTGATAGTGGAGCGCAAACTACTCTGGAACAAAGTTATATGGTATGGTGGAGATCTCCTGCTTCTGCTACCGATCCTTTGGTGACCACAGGTCAATTATTAGATATTCCAATAGCAGAACGACCTGCTGGTTCTGGTGGTACAAGACAAACTGCATGTATTGATACAGAACCAAGTACATTTACTATTCAAACATATGCTCCTAGTAGTGGAACAACACAAACTCACAGTCATATGATTACTCAGAATGTTGTAGGTAATCCACAGACAGACTTTACTGGTGGCGGTCAATCTGGTCCTGGTATTATTGGAGCTCCATATGGTTCTGGTCTTACTCAGAATCCTA